CCCCAAATCTGAGACACTCCCCCCTCGTTCTGCCCCCTGACCTGCAAAATCCACACTGGTGGCACCCGATTCTCCCCTGTGCGCATACTATGCAGGGACCGAGCACACCTATACAGGGGGGGCAGCATGGCATCGAAGGCAGGACCGAAGGCAGCGACGGCTGAGCACCCCCTAGACCTGTCCATGCTCCCTGAGAAGCGGGACTATCGGCGCGTGGATGCGTTCGCGCGCGAGTTCTTGACCGTGCCGAAGGGCACCGGCGCGCTCCAGCCGTTCCGACTGCGGCCCTGGCAGCGGCAGATCGTCAAGGGCGTGATGCCCCCGACCGGCAAGCGGCCCCGTCAGGCCCTGGTGTCCATGCCCCGTGGCAACGGGAAGAGTGGACTAGCGGCAGCGCTGGCCGTCTATGGACTGCTGGCAGACGGCATCCCCGGCGCTCAGGTGCTGGTGGTGGCCAGCGATGAGCGGCAGGCCCGTATCGTGTTCAACGCGGCCCGCCGGATGATCGAGCTGGACGACCGGCTGTCCGAACAGGTGCAGGTGTTCACTGACCGGCTCTATGTCCCGGCGACCGACTCCACGATGATGCCGCTGCCAGCTGAGCCGAGCGCGCTCCAGGGCTGGGACCCCACGTTGGTGATCGTGGACGAGCTGCACGTGGTCACTGAGCCGGTGTGGGATGCCATGACACTGGCCAGCGGCAAGCGGCCCGAGTCTCTCACGCTGGCGATCAGTACCCCGTCGGACCGGCTCGACAGCGTGATGTGGCGACTGGTCGAGTACGGGCGGCAGAACCCTGACGACAGGGCGTTCAAGCTCACCGAGTACGCGGCCCCCGACGGCTGCGCCGTGGACGACCCCGAGGCGTGGAAGGCAGCTAACCCGGCGCTGGGCGACTTCCTGCACGTCGATGCGCTGGAGACCAACGTCAAGACGACCCCCGAGGCAGCGTTTCGGCGCTACCGGCTGGGCCAGTGGGTCGGTGCAGCCGACTCATGGCTGCCGTGGGGAGCTTGGGAGCAGTGTCAGGGTGAGGCCGGCCTACCCCCCGAGGGCACCCCGGTGGTGCTGGCGTTCGATGGGTCCGCATCGGGCGACAGCACGGCCCTGATCGGCTGCACCATCCCGACAGCTGACGATGACCCCCCGCATGTGTTCACTGTCGGCCTGTGGGAGGCCCCCGAGAACGATCCACGCTGGCGCGTGCCCCGCCATGAGGTGGCCGGCACCATCGCCACGGCGTTCGACACCTGGGAAGTGCGCGAGCTGGCAGCCGACCCGTGGGGCTGGCGCTCAGAGCTGGAGGAATGGGCAGCAGCGCACGGCGCTGACCGGGTAGTCGAGTGGAACACAGCTCACGCCGGGCGTATGGCCCCGGCCACCGACCGGCTCTACGCCGCTGTGATGACTCACGCCGTGACCCACGACGGCCATGAGGACGTAGCGAGGCACCTGGCCAACGCGCAAGCGAAGCGCACCCCGATGGGTGACCTGGTGACCAAGAACAAGAAGGGCGGCACCCGTAAGATCGACGCGGCAGTGGGCGTGATCGTGGCCCACGACCGTGCAGTGTGGCACTACCGGAACCCACCGAAGCGGCGACGTGTCGCATCGTTCCGTTGACCTGAGAGGACACCCCCATGACCGAACTACAGGACCTGCGCACCGACCTGGAGCGGCTCGAGCAGCGCGCACACCAGCTGGACCCCCTGCGGAAGCACTGGCGCGGTGAGCCGGGAACCGCGTTCATGTCCAAGGCATCCCGTGACCAGCTGGAGGACCGCCTGAGCCGGCTGTCGGTCAACTTCCCGAGACTGCTGGTCACCAGCTACGTGGACCGCATGAACCTGACCGGGTTCACCGGGGCCGATGGGCAGCCGGCGACCGAGGTATGGCAGCGGCACCGTGCTGCCGGCCTGGTGGACCGGGCCGAGCTGGTGCATACTGACCGGCTGATGTACGGCGCTGCCTACGTGACTGTGTGGCCCGAGACGACCGGCCCCGCTGTGGTGCTTGACAACCCGTTCACCATGACCGTGGACGATGACCCCCTCACCGGCGACGTGCGCCGAGCTGTCCGCACCTGGACGCACCGGGGGAAGGCTCACGCGCTGGTGATCGAGGCCGACAGCATCACCCGCTGGCGCTGCGACTCCCTGGACGGTGGCAGCGCCGGCGGTTGGTATCCCGTGGCCCCGCCGGCCATGTCCCCGTGGGGCGTAGACGGTATCGTGCCCGTCGTGCCGTTCATGCGCCGCATGTCCACCGACGACCACGACGGCACCAGTGTGGCAGCCGACATCCTGGACCTCACCGACGCCGAGAACAAACTCATGGCCGACGCGCTGGTGACCAGTGAGGCGTACGCGCGGCCCCGCCGCTGGGCGACCGGCCTGGAGATCGAAGAGGACGACGACGGCAAGCCCATCGACCCGTTCGCCCGAGGCCGATCCCTCCAGAGTGAGGACCCCGAGACCAAGTTCGGCCAGTTCGACCCGGCCCGCCTGGACTCCTACGCCGACATGAGCGCGACCATCACTCAGCTGGTCGGTGCCATGACCGGACTCCCGGCCCACTACCTGGGGCTGCACGGCGACCAGCCGGCGGCAGCTGAGGGCGTGCGCGCTGCCGAGGCACAGCTCACCTCCCGAGTGTTCTCTGAGCTGCGGGCCATGGACCGCCCGTGGTCCCGAGTCGCCGGCCTCATAGAGCTGGCAGCCGACCGGGACCGCACCGAGGCCGGCACCTACGCGCCGGTGTGGGCTAGCCCCGAGATACGCACCCCCGGTCAGGCAGCTGACGCGGCAGCGAAGCTGCACGGAATCGGCGTGCCCCTAGCGGCACTGCTGTCCAACACCCTGGGCTGGGACCCCGAGCAGGTCACGGCAGCACTCGACACGCCGCACACCTCGCCGGCCACGTGACAGGTGTTCACACAAGTGATGCAGGCGTGTCGGCCCGTGCCGTTATGATGCACAGCATGACGATCCGCACTAGACCCGACAGGGTGCTGCCGTACGTGTTCGACGCGCTGAGCGCCGAGGTGGCGCGGCAGTGCATCGAAGAGTGGGCCGGCTGGCGGGAGGACGGACACGGCGACCGGCGCGGCGCGTGCGAGCGTATGGCCGTGCTGGTGGACCTGGGCCGGCAGCAGGCGTCGATCATGCTGGAGCGCCGCACCGGCGTGCCGACCACCCCCTGGTCCGTCAAGCGGAACAGGGCGAAACTGGCCGATGACCTGTACGCCGCAACCCACGACAACCCAGAGGACCTGGCCGAGGCCACGATCCGGCGCTGCCGTATCGAAGTGGAGCGGCCCTGGTTCAACTGGTACCGATACACCGAGAGGAACGACTGATGCCCACCGACGACAACGACCAGCAGGCCCCCGAGGACCTGGAGGACGACCAGCAGGCCCCGCCCGAGGACGACGACCAGCAGGACGACGACCAGCAGGACGACGACCAGCAGGACGACGACGGCGACGACGACCAGGACGACGACGACGACCAGCAGGACGGCGACACGTTCCCGAGGCCCTACGTCGAGCGGCTGCGGGCACGATCCGCCGGCTACCGTGCCCGAGCGAGGCAGGCCGAGGGTCGCGTCGGGGAGCTGGAGCGCGAGCTGTTCACCGAGCGCGTGCGCGCTCTGGACCTGCTGGCTGACCCGGCCGACCTCCCCTACGATCCCGAGCTGCTGGAGGACCCTGACGCGCTGGCCGAGGCAGCGCGCCGGCTGGTCAAGGATCGCCCCCACTACCGCCGGCGCGGCACCCTGGACGGGACCGGCACCGGCAGCCGGGACCGCGCCGGCAGCACCGACGGCGTGAGCCTGGCAGCGATCATGCGCGGACAGGCGTAGCGCACGTGCTACCCTCCAAGGCATCGGGCCGCTGGTCGGCCCCCAGGGACAGCGGCCCGGTGCCCCCCTACCCCACACACACCACCACCATGGAAGGGGCACCGTAATGGCGCTCAACGCATCCAAGCCGACCCAGGTCACCGAGCTGACCCGTGAGCAGGTCGCAACGATCCTCACCAAGCCGCTGGAACAGGCCAGTGTGTTCCTGGCAGCCGGCCCCCGCATCTACGACACCACCGGCCCGCTGCGCATCCCCACCGCGCCGGCCCCCGCCGGCCCCGACGCGCTGTCCTGGGTCGGTGAGTCCGAGCTGATCCCCGAGCACGACCCCGAGTTCGATGAACTCCAGCTCCTGCCCAGCACCATGAAGTCCGTCAAGGTCATCACCCGGTACTCCAACGAGCTGGCCCGGCAGGCTGTCGTCTCCCTGGAGCAGGCGCTGAGGGACCGTCTCGTGGCCGACGTGGCAGCGAAGATCGACGGCCAGCTGCTGTCCGATCAGGGCGACGGGATCACTACGCCGCGCGGCCTGTTCGCCTACACCGGCGTCACCGACACCAACGTGGCCGGCCCCCTCACTCCCGATGTGATCCTGGAGGCCCAGGGGCGTGCCATGACGGCCAACCTGGACCCTGCGCGGATGACGCTGTTCCTGCGGCCCGAGGACTACGTGGCGATGCGCGGGATCAAGGATGCCGACGGGCGCTACCTGATCGCCCCCGACGTGTCTGGCACCGGCCTGGTGGTCCCGATCCTGGGAGCGCGTGCCGTCGTCTCCGGG